TTTTGACCACCTTTTAATTAGAAACAATTTCCCCAATAATCATCAGAACTATTGTAAGAAGGTTTTCTTGAAACCATGTTCATTAGTTTCTGTCTCTCTCTTGATTGATGTTGTTCTTCTTCTCGTTTCTTTGCTTTTTCTTTCTTTCTTACTTTTCTAATTTCATCATAATTAGCAATTGCTCTAAATGTTAAGGTGTCCATGTCTTCTTGTGTATATATGAACTCTTTCTTTGGTTTCGGTGGTTCGACTGGTTTCGGTGGTTCGACTGGTTTAGGTTTAGGTGTTGGTCGTGTCTTTACACTTTTTCGGAGATCATCCAACTCTTCATCTTGTTTTGCTTGTTTGAGCATCTTAATCTCTTTTTTCTTTTGAGCATTTGCACGACGAACTGCTAATGCTTTCTTTCTTGCTTCCGCTAATTTTTGCTTTTGTTCTTCGGTCATGACTCGTTTCTTTCTTTGTTTTTTCACGGGTTCTTCTTTCTTAATCTGAACCGGTGGTTCGGGTTCTTGTACATCTAATCCACCTACATCATCACTTTCAGGCAAGATGGGTTCATCATCTTTAACTGGTTTCATTTTCAATGATGGTTTTCGAGCATCGTCATCGAACACATCATCTTCATTCAAATCAACTTTAACAACTTCGGGGATCACTTCATTCTCATCAGATTCATCACCACCAATAACATCAGGGAGAAAGTCCATTATATTCTTAATGGATATATTAAAATTGACAGAAAAATAACTAAAAGTTTCTGTTAGTTTCTATTAAAGGTTAAAAAAAAAAGTGGTTAAAACTTGGTTTTAAGAAGTGGTGTATCACTTTGTTTGAAATGAAGACATACAATCGTCTTTCCGGTGATTCCACGATCCGACAATCGTTCAAGATTATCACATAGGGATAAGTGTATTTCGTTCAATGCAATCTCATCAGTATTGTTTAGTTTGATGTATGTTCTTTGATGGGGTTCATAGTACAAAGCAAGACCAGTCTCCCGATTACTTGAATCAAATCTCGGGACTTGATAAAGAATCTTGGATGGACGACCAGTTCCCGAATTGAATGTGGTTTGAGTGAAATTATCGAGACGAACAAACAACGATGATCTATCCATGAGATTTGGGATTAAATCACTATTATATACTTGTGTTGCTCCGCTTGATCCGTGTAGAACTGCTCTGCTGTGTCCGATTCGTCCTTGCATATTTGCTCTTGATGTGTCTATATAGTGAGGTTCTCCATTTCCAAGAATTACGACATAATTATATTTTTCCATAAAAGCATTTGTTCCATCAGCAAGAACATAAACATAACTATATGAAGGGTCAGTCATATTATACATATATCTTGTATCAAGTTCCATACATAACCGAATATTACCTTCTTTAACCATACGAACATACCAACTTGAATCAACACTATCCGCATCCGTGTTTGTTGCTTGATAAGTCATTGCTCGTCCATCATATTTATCAATAGTTATAGAACGACCATTTCCAGCAAGCATCACTTTTGGATATAAGTTCCAGCAAGTTTGTCCAGCGGGTTTCGTAAAATTGAGACCATCACCCGCAAGACTCTTTGCTTCCGTGTATGATGCTAAAATGACCGGTTCATCAGCAACCACATTCCCACCTGCTCCGCCCTGTGATGATTCCATCTCAACTCTCACTTCTTCACCATCAATGATAAATCGGAGTCTGTCAAACTTCCCCCAATTACGAGAAAGATTGTATCCCTCCGTTCCTGATTGAACAACTACACCTGCTCTCCATGGTGTTTGATCACCAAAAGGTTCGCCAGTTGCATCATCATAATAGACAATTTCGTCCATAACAAGTGGTCTTGCGGGATCTCTTCTATTATCAACCGGATTCCGAACAGAATGACCAACACGAAGGAAGATTTCTCCTCCCGCTTTGAGTCTCTCACCATAAACAACGAAATCGTAAAAATGGGGATTTTCTGATAAATCACCTTGCGTTCTATCTAAATAAGCAACTTGACCAAACTGATTTCCAGTTCCACGAGATAAACCAATAGCAAAAGCAGTATTGATGCTTTCAGGATTAGCACCGCCACTATGCAATCCAGTCAGATCAATTTCAAACACACCTCCTAAATGTGAGATAGGATTACGATTCAACCAGCAAACATTATTATTTCCACCACCTACGACTGATCCACCTGTACATGAAACTTTCATTTTATTATCATCCCCAGCATCTAATTCAACCGACATCGTTCTCGCTTCACTATAAGCATCGGTCAAAAACTTCCAATCAGTAGAAGCAAGTCCAATAGCGGTTGGTTCAGTCGGATCATAATTACCATTACCCGTTGAATCTAACATTGCAAAGTTCATTCTAATATTGTTAAACTCTGCTGATGAATGACCACCAGTTCGAACAACTTCCGCAAAAGTTCCCGAAGCAACATCATCAGTCGTGGTCATATCAATATCAGGATGGGGGATTCCCCGTCTCATTCCATCTGTAAGTCGTTCCACATAATCACCAATATTGCTATACACGGGTTTTGTTTCACGATTTAAATCCAATAATGAACACATGATCGGGTTGCTTGTGCTTCTATCAACACTCACCGGTTCTGTCGTTGTATCTATTCTTTGACCGAAATACTGAAACCATATATCAGAAGGAGAAGTTTGAATCAAACTATCCTTATTGATTTTAACCGATTGAACCGCTACTTCTGAATTAGGTGGGAGAACAACTGGATTGGTTAAATGATTCCTGAATCTGTAAGGTGCTTGGTCAAGACTATTACGATCATAAAGGTCAGTTTCATCCTTGTTATTCGAACACACAACTAAACTCATCTTATATTATACACTTATATAATAATCTGATGAATGAAAAAATAAATATTTAAAAAAAGTAGTGGCGATTTTATATATTTGTTCTATATATAAAGATGCCGAAGAAACCCAAGAAAGCACCGACACCCGTTCCATCCCAAGATGCAACCCAGTTCAAAGCATCCATGGTTGTTGATTCAAAACCGAAAATGAAAAATAAAGACATATTTGAGGATATGAATGAAACTCAAATAAGAATGAAAAAGCATAGTTTAGAGAAAAAAGCAATTATGAAAGCAAAAAAGAAAAAGTTAGAAGAGGCGAAGAAAACGAGTGCTTATTAGATGTCATCAAGATCAAGTTCATCTTCATCTTCACCTTCACTCACATCAAAGATGTACTTCTCAAACACCTTCCGAACCTTTTCTAAATCAAAGAATACAACCCGAACACTTTCACCATCCCATTTGACTTTCTTATCAAACTCAATCCCTTTTATATCCTGCAATAGTTTCTTGAAGTATGTTGATTTAAAATCATCTTGCTTGATGAGGTGATTGTTTTCTGCCCAATTCTTAAAACACTTGTATATATGTTTCACCTTTCCATAAGCAATCTCTTTTCCTGATTTTGTTGTCTTTTGTTCTATATCATAATGTTTTGAATATTTGTCGTGAAGTTCATGTCCTTCTGTGAATAGTTCTCTCATCCAACGGATATGACTTGGAACAGCATTACTGATTGCAATATTGTATGCTTTCGTTTTTGGTCTATCTTCAACAGGAGACCACGATGAAATATCACGATTCATCAAGTATGAATATAGTTCATTAAGTTTGTGTCTGCTGTGGATATTCTCATACACACTATCCCAATATTTCTTGTTTTGCTTCATCTTGTCTCCACACTTAATCATTACAAATCGTCGTTCATCAAAAGCAAATTGAACCGGTGAATTGTTGTTGGAGCAAAAGATAATCTGTGCATTGTTTTTCTGTTTGTAAGGATTGATGTATTTTTCATGAATGTTGTTTGTTTTTCTCGTTGTATGGTCTTTAATTCTTTCTTTTGCTGATGATCCGTCTTTTCCTTCAACCTCGTTGAATTGTACAAGTAATTTGTTTTTCAAAGAACTATTGAACCCCCCTTCATTAGCAGGAAGAATGTTATTGATACTGGTTGTTCTGTATGTGTAATCATTAAGTTTTCCCATCATCTCTTCTAATATCTCGATAAGTGTATCTTTACCAATTCCGGATTCTCCCCGAAGAACCAAAGCAATCTCACAATTGATATTTGGTCTTTGAAAGAAGTCTGCACAATAATCTAACAGATAGTTTCGTGTCTGTGGTTCGTAATCTGAAAGATGATTGATGAAGTCCAAGAACCAAGAAGGTTCTTCATAATCCTTAACATAATCAACATCAAACTCGTTGAATGTGTTATATACATGATCCGGAGTATCATCAAGTTCTTTACTACTATATGGATTAAACATCATCGTATCATATGATCGTCGTTTTTTGTCTTCAATCCACATATCATAAAACTTTCTTTCTTTACCTTCTTCATCCATAACTTTCCATGGTTTCGTGATGGTTTTGATTTGTTGTTCTTGATAGTATCTGTCTTCTAATTTTCCCTCCTCATTTTTAATTCGTTTTAAGAAGATAAGTGGTGAGATAATCATACAATTATCTCTCTCAAACTTCTCCTTAATACTTTCATAATCAAGTGAAGCATCTTCATCATAATCACTCATATCAACTTCAAAATCAGCATTGTCCTTGTAATCCCATTGGATAATTCCCGATTCTTCTAATAGGTGGTCATATTTGTCTTTGTCTTCTTTATCAAACATAAACCCATCGAACATAGGGACACAAATCTCACTATCCATAGCGGACTGAATAAGGTCATTCTCTTTGATGCAAAACATCTTATTTACGATGGATGAGATTGGGTTGTTTTCGTTTGATGATTCTATATCGTGAAGTTTCACAAAGTTAGTGTTCTTGATGAGTTTCTTATAGATCTTCATCTTTTCTTTGTGGAAACCAACAAGATAAGGATTCTTTGTATAGAACCCTTTGTTCTTTTTGTTAGTTTGGATTTCATCACTATTCAGACAAATAAGTACAGAGACCTTGTTTGTGTTATTATCTTTCAGAACCTTCTCACGATTCTTGACATAGTTTTCCAAGTAAAACATCGGAAGTTTGTCTTCATGATTCTTATTGTAATCTTTGACAAATCCATAAAGAATATTTGGATGTGCATTCTTGATGTCGATGTCAAGGAGATAATCACCCGTCAAGAACTTACGGAGATTTCCTTGAAGAGACTGAATACTGAAACCCTTTGAGTAGATCCGTCCGTTCTTATGGTTAGAGAAACGATATTTCCTCTTAATCAGAGCAAAATCTTCATCTTGAACTTTGTTCCTGATGACCTCTGCACAGAACTTTCTTACTTCTTTATAGAAGGTTTTTAGTTCATATCCACGACCATTCTCATCAACCTCCAACTTATTCCAAAATGTATTCTTAAACGCTTGAAGGTCTTGATTATAGATGTATCGTGCTTTTTTGACATTCACTTTATCGATAAACTCCAAGCGACTTTCCATCAATCCATTCATACTCATATATTTACTTTTGATATTTATTTTAGCAGATTTAATCGTTTTGTCTGTCATTTTATCTATTCCTTTGTTTATACTTATTGAATTGTTTTTAAGTCCTTTTTTGTCTATTCCCATTTATATTATATATTAGATAATAATTTTGAGGAAATTGACCGCACCCTCAAAAAAAATTGGATAAAAATGATTGTTAAAAAAAAGACTTGGATATTTCCAAAAAAAATGTTTAAAATTATCGATAATTATTGCTGAACTTGAATATCAGCACCATCAACCATCAGAGTCTTCGTATGACTGATGAAATGCTTCCACAACTTATTATGCTGTGGTTGTGTAGATTCTTCATAACGAGCAACCAGTCTTATATCTTTCCCACGACCATCATAGATAGTATTTGGGTCAAGAGTCAATGCTCTTCCAATGCAGAAGTTAGACTTGAAAGCAGAGAAACTTCTTGGTGTTGCTCCGTGAGATTGTAGCAAACTTTTCTCTAATTCTATGATATGATCCATATTCATTCCTTTCTTTTTGCTCGATGATTTGTTAGTATGAACTTTTCTGCTTGGGCAGATTTTTTGGTCGATGATGTAATTATACGATGATAAGTGGTCGCCGATTCCTGATACAGCACTTCTATCCGAGTGATTTTTAACTCCTTGATCTTCTGACGATGGATTGAATCCTAATTCATCAATTAGATATGTTGAAGCACTATCACAATTCTCTTTGGTTGTATAGACCTTTTCATTGTCCGTGGGCATCGATACGATTGATCTACATTTAGCATGTTCGCAGGGGATAGATAGAGATGTTTGTAGTTCTCCCTTTGTTGCAGAAGAAAGAACACAAGCAACCGAAGGGACATCATACATTATTTTTCCGCCCGATTTCATCTTGGACACCATTGATTTTTCATATCCATCAACTTCTAATTGTCTCACAACAAGACGAACATTTGAAAGTTTGTATGATGGAGTTAGAGTTGTTGGTTCAGAATAGACCATCCATTCCGGAGCATCGTTCGTGGTTGATATAATATCCACATCCGGAGTTGTAGCATTCACATTGTACTTGATTGGACGAGTAGCATCACCACCATCTTCGATACTTGTAATTTCCAAAGCAGGTGTGAAAGTTGCGGATGATCCAGCAACAGAATCAACTTCCAATGATAGTGCTCCATCACCAGCACCAATCCCAGAAGCGTCAGGGATTATTGTGTCATCAACAACATATCCGGTTCCAGTTTCTACAACATTGACGCTTGTAATAATTCCACCAGCAACAACGATGTTAAGAGTCATTCCATCACCGCCTCCACCTGTGGTTGTTGCTACATCTGTATATGTTCCATCATTGTATCCAGTTCCACCAGCAATAATGACGAGAGTTGATGCTAATGCAAACATTTTGAGTTTTTGTCCAACTTGGAAAGGTGAATGTTGGGGATCTAATTGTGAGTTTGCTGGTTGAGTCCAAAAACTACTTTGAGCAATCCCACCAATAGCATTGACCGCTAAAACCATATCAGCATTTCCAGCACCAGTAGTACCAACATCAAGAACAATGGAGTCTCCCGTGTTGTATCCTATCCCAGCATTATTGACATCAATGCTCGTGAGAGTATTTCCAGCAATCGTAATATTACATGTCAAACCAGTTCCGCCCCCGTTGGTTGTTGTTGCTACATTTGACTCTGTTCCGTTTGTGTATCCACTTCCATTATCAGTTCGGGTGATACTTGCAACTCCTGAAACTCCCGCCCATCCTCCTCGTGAAGTATCAACCCCATAAAATATAGGGTTAAGTGCTTGTTTTCTGTGGAGTGCTGTGCTGTCAAGAGTTCTGAAAACCCTTGAATGAGATTCACAAGTAAGTTCTAAATAAGTCCCGTTCATAAGCATATTTGGAACTGCTTTCATATTGTTTGCAAATAGTCCCATATGAATTGGAATGGAAACACTTGCTTTGGTGTATGGACATTTTGCTGTGATCGTTGTAGTTGGATCAAGGTCTTTATTTGCTTGTTCAACATAAGGAGAATACATGTGATTACTCTGAACCGACTTTTCAGTTCCAAGAGTTCCCCGAGATGAAGGCAACCATTCACCACAACCTTCCACAACAGCACGACGAGACCTCATAGAATCATTCGTATCATACGAATACTTGACACTACACCAACTCGAATAATGATCCAAAGTTTCTAAAACTTGGGTTCTATTTCCAGCATACACAACACATTTGGAGAAAAGTCCATTCGCTCCGGTGATGCTGTCCAAAACACATTTAGCAGGTGTGTCTCCCGTTTGTTCAACAAGAACATCAAAGTTCAGAGTTGTATCTTTTCCCGAATATAGTGAAACACTTGGAGGAATGTATATTCCGATGACTTGATTTTCTGAAAACTCATCAGATCCTTCACACTTGATTTCAATATCAGTTTGCTTGATATTCACTTTATCACCAACGCTCCAATAAGTTCCGCTCATTTATATTTATATGAAATATAAAAAATGAAAAAATAAAAAACTTAAAAAAAGAATAGAGAAAATCACCACAATCTCCAACCAACATTTATGGGTTCTTCGGGTTTTGGTTTTTGTTCTTGGAGGTCTTGTTTGACTTTATCGTTAAATTGTATTTGTGTTTTGATATAACGGACATCTCGTTTCAGTTGGTCGGTTTCAGTTAGAAGTCCCTTTAAAGCAAGGTGGATGTCTTCTAATATATCAATGTTCTTTTTCCGTTGAGACCGATTCTCCATTATATAAATATAAGAGATAAAAAAATGAATGGTGAAAAAAATATCTTACAAATAATTAAATGGAGGTTGATCTTAAAACACCGAGAAATATTGAGGATGAAAAGATTGAGAAATGGTCTGATGAAATCGAAGAGTTGCTTTCAGAATGGGCGGAGATAGGACTATGTTATTCATGGTTGCATAGTTATTCAGAAAGAAAGTACAAGAAAAAATATCACAATATCTCGATCCCAATAATTGTCATATCAACTTTAACGGGGACAGCAAACTTCGGAATGGATTCATTCATAAATGATAATCAGAGACCCGTTGCTTCTGCTTGTATAGGTGGAATCAATATATTTGCTGGAATACTTGGAACACTCCTTTCATTCTTAAAGTATGCTGAAATATATGAAAGTCATCGAATATCATGTGTTAGTTGGTCAAAGTTCGCTCGTAATATTCAGATAGAATTAGCACTCAAAGACTCCAAGAGGAAGAATTGTCGTGATTTCTTAAAGGTTTCAAGAGCGGAATATGATAGATTATTGGAATCATCTCCGAATATTGATAGAGATATAATAAATACATTTAATAATAAGTTTAATGCAGATTATCCGAATGTGAGAAAACCGATAATATGCAATGGATTAAAAGAAGTGATTATATATAAAAGTGATGATGAAGAATCTCAATTAGAACCGGAACCTGAACCTGAACCAACAAAGAAACCATGAGTTTCCATTAGTTCAACTTTATCAGGAAACTTTAATTTAAAGTCATCAATTCGGTTTGTTCTTCGATAATAATAAAACAGACTCTTTGCTTTGATAAAGTCTTGATTCTTAATGTATTTCTCTTTTTTAGTATCCTTGTAATGTGCTTGATAATGTGCTTTTGCTCTTGCTCTATTTTGTTCTATGAAATGAGGATTATCCTTTTTCTTTTGATACTTAATTCGATCTCTTTCCCTATTCTTCTTGTACAACTCAATAATCTTGTTGATTTGAACTTCATCGTAAATGTTAGACATTCTATATTATATAATAGATAATAATTTCTTTTTAAATAAATATAACCGCATCGAATTATGAAAAGGTGGTCAAATCAAAATCAGAAAAGTTTATTTTAAAAAAACTTTTCTCCCTCGGGGGAGCAACAACATCAAAAAAAATACTTTTTCAAAATCAATTTGACCACCTTTTGACCACTTTTAAGTTTTATCTTAAAGAATTAAAATCTTAATTATTATATAATGGAAGTGAAAAATCTAAAAGAAACTATCAAGAAATCTCGTCCAAATGTTAAGGACACAACTATCAAGTCTTATGAAGCAAACCTTACTAAACTGAAAAAGATGTTCGATTCTGACGACTACACATTTCTCGAAGACATCGATAAAGTTATGGAGAAGATAGGGGACAAACATTTCACAACAATTCGGAATTATTTGAATGCTGTTGTGATTCTTTTATCAGCACTCAATCATGACGGGAAGTATGACACACTCTTAAAGGAGTATCAATCCAAGCGTGATGAACTAAATAAACAATACGAAGATGAGAATGCAACTGGAAAGATTTCTGAAAAACAAGAAAAGAACTTTGTTCCTTATGAAGACATTGTTGGGATGATAAACAAGATGGGTCAAGATCTTAAAGGTTTCAAGAAACGAGAACTATCGGCAAAGGATAAGATGCTCCTTCAAATATATATCATATATCAGATTCATATCAGACTCCCTATGAGGAATGACCTTGCAGAGATGGAAGCAATCACAAAAAGAGAATATAACAAACTGACCGAAGCAGAGAAGAAGGTGAAGAATTACTTGGTTGTTGAAAAAGGAAAGATGTTTATGGTTCTCAATAAGTTCAAGACATCTGCTAAATATGAAGAACTCCGCTTCGATGTTCCAAAAGACTTGGAGAAACTATTAAGATCATATCTCAAAATAAATGGATTAGGTGTCCTATTTAAATCAAGTACAGGAAAAGCATTGACAAGAAACCAAATAAGTCAGTTGCTTATTAAGTTTTCAAAAAGATATTTAAATGGGAAGTCTATCTCGACGACTATGTTGAGAAAGATAGTATTATCTCACAAGTTCGGAGACTTGAAAAAAGAACAAGAAGAAATGTCCAAGATCACCGGACATTCAGTAGAGACCATGAATAATGTATATATCAAAGAATCTTAAAATCACCTTCAATCAAATCATTATCGGTCAATTTACAAGGAAGTCTCTTATTCACAACTTCATTATTCTTGATATACATTCCTTCCATAATTTCTAATTCATGTTTTGTTTCACAAGGACAATCACATATCTTAAACATTTCATAATTGTCGTTCATCAATACTTCAAATGACGAACGATATGCTCGGGGTCTCGGATTGATTCCCATATAACCTTTAAGATCTGTCAGATGTTTTGTCAGTCTTGTTTTCATTGGTTCCATAGATGAACCGATATACAGAAGATTTGTAGTATTGCACTTGATCCCGTAAATGTAAGCATTGGAGTATTTAGTCATATATTATAGATTAGAAAAAAAAAATGCTATAATTATCCGCACGAATATTTCTTAAATATAAAATCTTTGAGATAGTATAAATGCCGTTATTGTTAAATGGAGATTGCTTGGAACTCATGAAAGATATTGAGGATGGTTCAGTTGATTTAATCTTAACAGATCCTCCATACAATATAAACCATAATGATCTAAACTGGGATAATATAGACAATTATATTGATTTTATGATTGGAGTATTCAAAGAAGGATATAGAGTTTTAAAAAAAAATGGTTCTCTATATTTCACCCATAATGATTTTAGACAAATGTCTAAATTACAGATAGAAATTGAGAAGAATACTAATTTTAGATTTCAAAGATTCATAACAATCACGAAAGATAGTTATATAACAAAACTATATCCAAATTGTAAATCATGGATAAATTGTTGTGAGTATGTATTGGTTTATATAAAGGATGAGATTCGAGAAGAGAGACAAATAGAATACTTCACCAAACTACATAGAGCAATAGGGAAAACGAAAGCACAGATAAAGAAGGATATACCATTTGCCGATCATTGTTTTCGTGTGAGCAAGAATAATTTTGCACTACCAACAAAAGAGACCTATGATAAAATTATATCATTATATAATCTTGAAGATTGTAAATCATTCAAAGATTTAAATTATGTATATAATGGAAAAGCACAACCAAACTACATCCATGTAGATTTCAAGAAGAATAAGCAAACAACCCACCCCTGCGAGAAACCACAAGAATTATTGGAGAACCTAATAAATACAGCATCAAACGAGAATGATGTAGTGCTTGATATGTTTATGGGTTGTGGTTCCACTCTAATTGCTTGTACAAAATTAAATCGTAATTTCATTGGAATTGAGAAAAATAAAGAATATTTTGATGAAGCACGGACATTTTCTCAAAAATAAAATATATGTATAGATATAATGAGTTGTGAATCGCCCGTGTTCGAGTATGAGGAAGTTCTTGGAATGTATGATGAGATTTGTGAGTTGCTCAAAGATAGAGCAGACCTCTTAAAATTATTCACCGACCTAATCAAGAAAGGTGATAGTAATTATGAAACAGAAAGCACAGCATCATCAGAAGAATATTCTGATAGTGAGGTTGTTGATGAAAAGATAATGTTAAAAAAGGATGAACATGGTTATTTGTCCATCGAATAATCTTGATTTGTTCTTTAAATAACCTTTTAAACTTGATTTATGCTTAAAACTACTTAAAAGAATGAATAAAATAATTATTTTATTCTTTAAATAGTGTTATTTTCGTAATAATAATAGATTTAAAGCATATAAAGAGAAGAGTTTAAGATTTACTATACTATGGGACAGAGAAAATACATCACCTTTCACTATAAGAACCTCTTGGTTTCTAAATACAAGACAAAGAACTCTGATGAAATCATGAAACTTGGAAATGACTTAATACTTAATGGTTTGAGAAACAACAAACCATTACAATTGCAAAAGATAATTATGAAAAATTATATGAATCTATTTCATCATCGAAGACTTAACAAACTCAAAGTATCAAGTCAAGATCATAGACATTTCGTCGCTTGTTTTCTTGGATTGATGAAACTTAAAGAATTAGAAGAAGATGATTCAACCGGATATATCATCACAAAGTTTTAATCCGTTCATCTTGGTTATTAAGATTTATTTTTTTTCTTTGTTAAAAATATAATGATTATCCACAAATCTCACAGCAAGAATGAATTATGTAGAATGATTGACCTTTTGAGACTTGATATAGCAAATCCCAAACAATACAAGAAGATTGATTGTGCTGGGATCATGGTACATCATATCAACACTCTTGATAGTATTGAACCAAGTCTATATCTCCCTTTCAATAATGTTGTGGAATTAAAACACTATCTCATCAATGCAAATCCAAACAAGATGCTCACTATTAAAGAGAAGAATAATGTGATTCATACTTGTAAGAAGATCAAGCATTTTTGTCGGAATAGTTTTGATATATCTTTGAGTGAATACAAGAATATTGATGAATTATATCGAGATGCTGATTATGTGAAGAAGTACGGAGCAATCCCGTCAGTTAGAAAAGCAATCAGAGAACTTAATCAATATCCGAATAAACCAAAAGACATAGTTGTTGATATTCCCCTTCATGTAAAGAAAGAGTTAGAGATTAAATCAAAGTTGAGAAAGAAGAATCAATTTAAGTTGGAAGTGAAGAAGGGAGAGTTTCTTGTAAAGTTTGATTGATGAAAAGGTGGTCAAATTGATTTTGAAAAAGTTTATTTTTAAAAAACTTTTCTCCCCCGAGGGAGCATCACACTCAAAAAAAATACTTTTCTGATTTTGATTTGACCACCTTTTTAATATGAAGATTCAGATTTAGATGATCCTTTCTTAATATCGTTATGTGCTTTCTGAACAGACATTCCTTTCCTCATACGACCCATCATCATCATTCGATGTCGTTTCATTTCAGTTGAACTCATCCCATCTTTCTTATGTTTCTCCATATGTTTATTGAGTTGTGCTTTCTGTTGATCGGTCATCTTCCCAGTTGATTTACGAGCAACCTTATTTGCTTCTTGTTTAGTGTCATCAAATGCTAATCGACTTCCAATTGGTTTTCCTTTACGAGCATTTCCTTTTTTAGTTGTTTCCATATTTATATTCATAACAATCATTTTTTTTTACTTAACATTTTTTCAAAATCTTCAAGAATGTTATATCTTGAAAGACTATCTGCTTTCGATATTTTGTATATTACTGATGAACCTTCATCAAGTAGAGAAAGGGTTCCATCAGGATCAGTGATTATTGTAGTAATCGATGAGAACTTCATTGGTTCTGTTATTGTATAAACTTCTGAACCTATAAGTTGTACATAATCCTTCTCTGCATTTGCTCGGTCTATAACAGCACAGACCGGAAGACTTAAACCTGAATTAAGACCTCCAATATATTTCTGTGGTCTCATTATATCACTTCTGATTGTCATGTATGGATTCAATGAAACTCTTGGAAGATTCACACCTTCTATTTTGACCGATGATGCTGGAAGTGTTATTGCTGGAAGATGAGTCATTATACAATTATCATCAGTAGCGGAAGGTTTATAGGTTCGGGCATCTTGTAAATCAACTTGTAAAGCAAAAGGAAGTTGTGTTCCTTCTTGAACAGCACCAAAAAGATTGATGACAAAACTATTAAGATTCGTATTCAGAAAATCTGCATTTGTGGAAGGATTAGATAATTCATTTATATTCCTATCAGATACTCTTGCAATCTGATTATTTTTTGATGTGATTTCATTTGGATTAAATTGCTCATAACTAAAACCAAGAATCCCTAAAAGAGAATTATTCCATATTAGTCTCTGACTTATATCGTATTTGTTTTGATCCACCTTTGATGTTTTCCCAAAATTGATACATACACCACAACGAGAATCATAATACTCCCAAGCAGAAAAGTTTGGATTCATTGGTTCTAATGTGATCGGTGCTGTGATTTGAGTTCCTATCCCTTCAATATTTCCACTCTGAAAGATATAAGGAACCATCTCATTACACCAGTTCCATCCCAAAGTTCGTGGGTTTATCTTAATAACTTCATCACCGGCATTTGAGTTGATAGGTTTTGATGTTTGAGAATCACCAGTTCCATAAGTAGCACCAGCATCATAAAGATTTCCAACATTATTGGGTCGGTGTAAAAACGAGAAACCAAAACGATTGCTCACATTATCGTATTGTAAAGCAAGGTCATTTGCTCCGATATAACTCTTTTGGATAAGAGGTGTTGCATCTGTTCCGCCCTCGATAAAAGACGCTTCTGTGTCAATACTGATAAATTGTTTCCCTGTTTGAGTTTGTCCTGTTAAACCCATTCCAGTTGTTAAAGACATGACAACATTTCCCCAAGATGAATAGTGATAATCCCAACCAATCATGGTCGCCTGACCGAAAGTATATCCTTTAATATTATCAGCATCCCACACCGACACTCCGTCTTGTTGTGCTCCCGTAGTTGTAAAAGGTTGCATTCCTCCTCTCATGTTGAATATCTCCGGTCTTAAACCATTTACAAGTTCGGGATGTAATGTGATAAAATCATATTTAGTTCCATCTCCGGCATAATCTACACTTGTTTTTGTAGCAAACCCATACGACAATTTATCGGTTGATCCGCCACCCGTATCAATATTCCTATATGTTTTATCGTATTTAAAAAAGAATGCAGTTGATCTGTGGTCTGTATCGAATGTCCGAAGATCTGCTCCCGCTTGTCCATTGTCATAAGTAAAAGGGACATATCCATCATCACCGAGAATATCAAAAGCATTTCCACCATCATAATCATCATCCGTATCTTGTTGATCAAACCGATTGATATGTAAAAATCTGCTATTGTCTATGGTTGCGGGTTCTCCCCATTCAGTAGTAGTTTTTTTATTCATAAATGGGAAATTGTCTTCTAAACTCTTATTTTCATCAAAGAATAATTCGGGATATTTCCCTTGTACATCAAACAAATCACTCAACATCTTTAAGTTATTCTCTGTATATAACCACGATGTAATGATTGGATCACTTGTATTGTTTTTCAGTGTAGCATCATATTTGATACTATTTAATATCAAGTTCGATATTCCAAAAGTAAGATTGTCAGGTGGATTTCTTGGGTCTATCGGTGGGTCTGCTAATTGTTGCTGTATATTTCCAACAAAACCAAACCGAGTGTTTATCTTTGTCCCAGTTTCATATAAGTCAGGTCTCTTTATGAGAATCGTATTAAATGATTTCCACCATTTAAAAGCAGATTCCATGTCTCGTGCTTGTGCTGGTGATCCCATGGGAATATCAAAATAGTTCCTATAATTCACTAAATTAAAATCTGTTGTAGCACAATTCACGGGTTCATAATATCCAGTTTGTAATGATGTCGTGTAATCATATCTCCCTTGTTTATTGTATATGATTGGATTGTCGGCATCTTCTTTTTGTAGTTGCTTCGTTATTTGTTCAGATATGCTTTGAGGTGTTGAATATCCGGTCTCTACTTCAATCTTGTTGAGTTTAACCTTCTTTATATATGGAAACAATGCAGGAGAACGAAAGTGAGGTCTCACAAATCTTTTTGGAAATGAATTAGGCAAAGGGTCGCCACCATCATCAACATTAAACCATAATTCAGCGGAAATCTGTGATGTTAAACCATCTTCTTCTAAAAATGTATAAGATGGAACCTCATCACCATACATCATCCAATCATATTCTCTCTCAAATACAAAGAACTTTTTACAATCATTTTTCGGTTTTAATTTCCTATAACCATCAATAGTGGTTCTCAAATAATCCTCATTATTATCAAATATGGAATATCCAAAATAATTCAATTTTGTTGTTGGAAAATAAGTCCCTTCGTAAGTTATATCTTGAAAAACATTATGAAAATCTTCCTTTAAAAACATTCTCTTATAGTTGTCATATCCAGCAAAACCCTTTCCAAAGAACAAACTATCTTCGGGACTATATCGAGAATCACCACTCAATATCCCCTTTTGATAAAACAATCTATTTCCGGCGTTTGCTGACGCCTCACTATCCAAATCAAAATCGGGTCGTGTATAATAATTTACTATATCGTAAATGTCAGGATAAAGGATACTTGTAAATGTTTCACCAGTGAAACTAATAGCATCAAATACTTCCCGTAGATGTTTTCTTGGATGAAACACATACGACTCACCATCAGAAGTCTTGTAAAGTTGTGTCTCTAAATACGCCTCATTATCCTTTAAAGATACTGATACATCTTCATTGTATATTTGTTTAAACACAATTCTATCTTGTGGAATATCAGCAACAATCGGATCAATTGTGTCGGGATCAGTGGGTTCTGTGGTTGATCTATCGGTTGGTTTAAATAAAACCGGTGGATATTTATTATCAAGTGAATATGTTGTTGGTTGTGTTGTTGCATGTGTCGTTTGAGTAAATGTTGATTCAACTTCAAGTGTTTTTCCCTTAAACTCAATTGAGTCAGGATTAGCACAACCACGCTTGTTGATGAATGCTGATTTAACTTCTATTGTATCTCCAACATCTAATTCAATCACCCGACCCATACGATTTGTAAATATAGCATTATTATCAAACTCTCTCCCCTTTTGTGCTGACTGCTCTCTATTGCATTCCAGCAGTGTAAGATTAGCAAAACTCATAATATAATATAGTAGATTATTTTTTGGTCAATAAATAAACCAAAAAAACTCCAAAAAGTACAGGTTAAAAAATTAAGGTTTGTATGTCTTTAATTTGAATCGTCGTTTGTAATCCAATATGGATGCTTGTTGTGTTGGTCTATTCCAAAGAATCCAACGACTTAATGAACCAGCAGTCATGTAATCGTTCCAGTTCTCTCTTGCTTGATGTCTTTTTAAATATTTCTCTTTTCGTGATTTATCTTTATGAGTTGTAAAATCACCATAACCTTTTTGACCGAAATGTGTGGTCTTTATCTTTTTCCTTTTTTCATCATAAAAAACCGCCATTAGTTTCTTTGCTTTCGTTGTTGAAGGTTTGATCTGAACAAACACCATATTACTTCTTCATAGATTTAAAATCAACCTTGTATTTTTTCGTTATTTCAGAATCAACTTTTCGTGCATTTCCACCAAGTAGATATGAATAAACTCTGGCGTATGCCCAAGATTGAGCAGTTTGATTGGGTCTCGAACCAGCAGAATAGTACGCTCCTTCCCCTTTCTTAAAAACTTCGTCAATTGCTTTGTATGGAATCCCAGTGATCTTTGCTATGTTTCGTTTAGAACGACCACCTTTCATTTCATCTAATCGTTTTCCATATATCTTGTTGAACTTTTGAGTCCATGTAGATTCTTTGGATTTGAATGATGTTTCGGGTCGTCGTTTTCCTTCAAAAATAGACTTGATTTGCTTGGTTCTTTCATATCCTTTAAGTCCCTTGACATAGTTTTCAGGAACCATTCTTGATTCACCTCTATAAGTGATTTTGACTTTATTGACCATCTATATATATGACTCATATATATTTTATTGTATATTTTTTTTATACGAAATAAGTCTCCAAATGTCCATCAGATATAACCACATACCTTTTCACTTCTAACCACGCTCGTTGAGTGTAAGTAAATGCATCCATAGAAGCGGACATATGAAGATCTATCCCTCGATTATCAACACGAGTAGATAGACCCGAAGTTCTGAAACCTTGATGGAAGAACTTTCTACTTAAATCGGTTTTTTGACCACGACCCTCAAACTCAACAGAGTTTCCGTCAGACATCGCTTCGTCTCCCTGACCCGAGTATAGTGTTCTTGACACAAATGGAACCATCCCCTCTGCTTCTTTAAGATTGTGAAATTGTCTTGCGGGATTTGTCAGATCTTGCGGATATAAGAACTCACTATTCACAAATAGATTTGTAGTCATGACATTTACATCAAGTTCTCCTGAACCACCAAGAACAACAGGAGTCTCACCAGTGTATTTTCCTAATAGACTATTATCACCAAAAGAATCAATATTCATAGACCATAGAATAGAATCAACAACCATTCCATTTCCGCCAAGGTTTCGGACATTATTCAATGCTCCTGCTTGACTGACAGACTGCTTGGATAATAGATAATCCGTGTAGGAGAAAGTTAAACCTTGTGCAAACTCATCACGGAACTTTTCCATGATTTCACCTGAATAAAATGTGTAATCAGCGATGAACTTACAATCTGCTTTCTTAATTTGGAAAGTTCCCGTTCCCCCAACATCCGAAGATTCAGGAATAGCAAGTCTTTCTTCTGCTTCCTTGCTCCAATACAGAACAACTTGAAGTCTTTCATTAGGGAGAAGGAAAAGTGGAAGTTGATTTCCAGCACGACAATAATTAAATAGGTCGTGTAATTTCAATTGGAACTCGGGTTCTGCTTTATTTCTAATAACAGGACGAGACGATAAACCTTGACGACCCGAAGTAGCAACATCCCCACTTGCTCTGTTTAATTCGAGACCATTACCCAAACCATAGAAAGATGCTTGAACATCACTACCAGCATCGTAATACAAATCAAAATCAACTTGACGACCAGTGAGAAACTGCTCCCTCTCTTTATTGATTGAGTTCTGAACAAACATGGATCGGACTGCTTGAAGATTATTCCAATCATCCGTGTCGTTGATTACACGACCAGCAGTCGTTCTTAAAACAGCACGACGAACGAGAGAATGGATTCCTACATTAGCATAAGGGAAAGCATCTTTGAAAGCATCTGTGCTTCCAACATCAAGAGAAACCATTACAGAACTTCCGGGATGTAAAAAACCTTTTGGTTGCAACTCAAAAACACATTCACTTTGACTGAAAGTCAGTGGTTCAAGAATATCAGATTCAACTCTCATCAATGTATTTGTATCCATAGACTTAATGTTAAGAATAGATGGTTGTTTCGACGAATTATTATCCGCTCGTGCTGTATCAGAAGCATCGGGTTTCATAACTTCACTCATATTTATATAATATGAAATATAAAAAACTATCAATTAAAAAAACAAAAAAACACTTTAAGAAATTAGTTGAACTCCCGATTCATTGTAAAGGATAGTTGATTCAGCATTTACAAACATGAAAAGAGATTGAGCATTGGAAGAAGTTAGATCACATTCAATCGATACTCCGAAAGTCTGCTCTTTAAGATCAACACCAGTTCCGTTGAGATAATTATCATAATTCAGACCAATACCGAAGAAGACTCCGCCATTCTGAACAAATTGATATGGGACACCTTTATTTACACCACCAGCAGATACTTTGCTTAACCATCCACGATTAGCATTTGTGAGACCACCGAGATTGTGGCGGTTGTGGTCATACTTGGAAACTGCTTGGATATAATCTCTGAATAATACGGGGTCATATACAGAAGTGTTGGTTGTTTCTTTTACATTTGTATTTCGTGGGAATAATTTTGGGAAAATTGTACCTCCACGGAGGAAGGTTATTTTAGAAACCGATCCTTGTGTTCCGTCAAGGTTAGTTGGTGGAAGAGTAGCAAAACTATCAGCACCAATGTTATTAAGTTTATCAGAAGAAATCAAATTGATAAATAGTGATTTCACTTTGGACAACCCGAGATTCATGGATAATTGTATCAAGTTCGAATTAGCGGTGTCGTAGAAACTATGAATGGATTGATAAGTCATAGCACCTTGTTTCTGTGAAAGGAGACGAGATAGTTGGTCGGGAGG